GCAATGAGCTCAAGCGTCGATGAGAGTTTAGCAACACTAGATCTCTCGTCGGCCAGCGATCGAGTACCTCACTCGCTCGCAATACGCATGTTTGACCATGATCCTTGTTTACAAGGAGCCGTGGATGCATGCCGAAGCTTGAGGGCGCAAATGCCTAGCGGTGAAGAAATCACCTTAAAGAAATTTGCGTCAATGGGATCTGCCTTGTGTTTTCCTGTTGAAGCCATGTACTTCTATACTATATGTATAGCGGCTTTACTTAGAAAACACAATCTTCCTGTGACATTCAAGGCAATTTGCAGAGTAGCCAAGAATGTTTACGTCTATGGGGATGACATACTTGTTCCCACAGACTGTGCGCCCGTTGTTATCGATCACCTGCATAAGTACTACTGCAAGGTGAACACCAATAAGTCTTTCTGGACTGGAAAGTTCAGAGAGTCTTGTGGTGTAGACGCGTACAATGGTGAACCGGTTAAACCGGTTTACGTTCATGCATTGCGTCCTGATAACAAGCGTGAGACCAGAAGTCTGATCTCTTGGGTGGAAACCAGCAATCTCTTTTACAAAAAGGGATACTGGCGTACAGCTGCGCACATGATAAACGTGTGCGAGTCCTACCTAGGTTCACTGCCTATTGTAGGTCCCGAGTGTTCTGGTCTCGGCAAGGTGTCCTTTCAGCACCTTATTTCTGTCGAGAGATGGAGTAAGAAGTACCACTGCTTTGAGGTTAAAGCGTGGTGTGCTGTTCCAGTTTATCACAATGATGAACTGGAAGGATATCCTGCCCTAACTAAGTGCCTTTTGAGTATGGAACGTCGGAAGAATTCCGAACCCACACTTGAAAAGGACCACTTGGTTAAGACAGCACGGCACGGCGCCGTTGCACTGAAACGCCGTTGGGTCCGACCACATTAGGTCGGAACGGTTGAATAGCAATATCAACCTGGGGGATGCTCGAGTTGTATTGCAGACATTGACTTTCACATCTGGAACCTAAGGATTAGCGCCAGCTTACCATGGTTCCGTCCTTTTATCAGACAGTAGACACGGGAATTATCTCACTAATAAAG